AGGACACCGTGCCGAGCCCGATCGCGTCGAGCGCCGTCCCGGTCCCGAGCGTTGCAGCCTCGATCCTGTCTGCCGGCACCAGCGCCGTCAGCTGCTCGTCCGCCTGCAGCAGCGCGCGGATGATCGCGACGCCGTCCATCACGCCGCCTCCTCGAGGTCGACTTCGACGGTGGGCGCCCGGATCGTGCCCCAGCTCAGATAGCGCGTCAGATAGTCGCCGACCGCCTGCACCGCGGCCTCGGCCTTCGTGTCGATCGCCGGACGGAAGAAGGGCTTTGGCGCGAGCCCCGGATGCCACACACGCTTGCCGACCGTCACGCCGTTGATCACCAGGCTGTCCTTCCCGGCATGCACCCAGATCTGGTGCGGCAGCACGCCATATTCCATGAAGATGCCGAGGAAGCTGTGCTTGCCGCGGAGCCTGACCTTGGCGACCACTTGCCCCGTACTCTTTCGCGTCCCCCGGACCGACTTGATCGCGGCCGCCATCGCGCCGCTCTTCTTCGCCGCCAGCAGGCGCGCTTCATCGCGGATCACGTTCGCGCCCGCGCCAAGTCCATTGCGCAGGATCTTCGTCTCGACCTCGACCGGCAGCTGCTGCAGCAGCGCGTCCAGCTCCTTGCCGCCCTTGATCGAGTAGCTAATCACGGCTGCTGGCCCTCGGTCGAGAGCGCTTCGACCATGATTTCCAGTCCCACGCGCCGGCCGAGCATCGCCGGCCCCGCCACGATCCGCATGTCGACCCCGTCGATCCGCACCCGGTTCGCCTGGCTGACATCGTCGCGCCAGCGCATCCGCACCCGCGCCGGGCGCTTGGTCACCGTCATTTCGGCCGCAAGCCGATCGGCGCGGCTCGGAAGCGCGTCCTGGACCTCCGCCGATACGGTCGCGAGCTCGTTCCAGCTTGCCTGCTTCGTGCCGTAGACCTCCTCCTGCACATCGCTGCGCACGAGGATGGTGACGCGCCGGTCAAGCTTGCCCGCGTTCATTCGCCGGCGGGAAGCTCGCCGTCGCCGTCCGACTCCGGCTTGCCCTTGCCCTTGGCCGGCTTCACACGGCCGCGCGCGATGAGGATCTCCGCGTCGGCAGCGTGCAGGGTGACCCGCGCGCCTCGGCGAAGCGTGCGGCCGTTGTGCACCAGGCCCCGCTCGGTGACCACGTAATCGGCCTGCTCGCGCGACGCCGCCTGCGCGGCCGCGAGCGCAGCTGCCTGCTCAGCGGTCATTACAGCGACACTCCAGCGGGATGGAGCCGAACGTCGAGGACCGCCGCGGACGTCGCGATCCCGACGATCGTCGGATAGCACCCGGCGACCAGGTCGGCGACCGGGCTGATGCCTCCCGCGGTCGGCGAGGCATAATAGGCCACGCCGGCGGTCAGCGCCGCGCCGATCGTGATCGGCCCTTCGACAAGGATCTTGAGCGGCTGCCCGTTCGACGCGCCGTGGAGCGCAATGCCGACGGGGCTGCGAGCCGCCGCCGTCGCGCTGTCGCAGTCGGCAAGATTATAGAAGCCGGTGGCCGGATCCTGATAGACAAGCTGGCCGGCAGTGATCGTCGCCCCGGCGGTGCCGAGTGTGGTGCGCGCGCTCGCGCCCGCGACGACGTTCGCCGCGGTAATCGTAAGGGCAGCCATTGTGGGTCTCCTTCGCTAAGTTCGGGTCAGGCAATTCCGGGCGTGCAATAATTGGCGATCAGCATCGCAACGCCGAGCGGCAGCTCGACCGCGGCGGCGCGCATATCGGCGAGCACCGCCTCGCGGTTCGCGTTGAAGTGCCCGAACAGCAGCACCGCCGCCTGGACGAGCTCGGGTGGAAGCTCGGTCGGATCGTAGCCGGCGATCGAGGTCAGCCGCACCGTCGCAGGGCCGCTCGCCGTCGCCGGCCAGCTCTCGCCATAGGCGGGCAGCAGTTGGCCGTTATCGGCGTCCCCGCCCTCGACCAGGCGGAAGCTGGTCAGCGTCTGCTCGACGCCGGCGGGGTCGTCATAGTCGATCGACAGGATCTCGCTCGCCGGCCCGGCGAGCAGCCGGATCGGCCGCGGCGACGCCGCGTAGCAGCGCCCGCCGGGAAAGCCGTCAAGCGTCTGCTTGACGATCTTGGGGGTGAGCTTCTTGCCGGTCACTTTCTCGACGTACCGGATCGCCGCGCGGAGGAAGCCCGCCAGCACCTCGTCCTCGTCGCTCGTGTCGATCTTTTGCTGCGCCTTGGCATAGGCCAGGCTCACCGCCTCGCCGCCGATTTCCAGCACCGCGACGGCGGCGTAGGTCTGGGCGGGAATGCTGTCGCTGGTCGCCGAGATGGTGATCTTGGCGACCGTGCCCTCGGTGCCGCCCGAAACCGTCAGGTCGACGAGCGCGCCGGCAACGTCATAATCGTCGACCGTGACGCCGGTGGCGACGACGGCCACGCTCGCGATGCTCTCGCCGGCGGCGAGCACCGGCGTGAAGTCGACCGTGAAGATCCCGGTCTCGCTCGCGTCCTTGGCGGGGAAGACGATCATCGCATTCCTCCCCCTTGCTCGTGAGCCATTCTAGCGTTCGACTTCTTGCGTCCGCTTCCGCGCCGATACGGCGGCGCTGCGCGTCCGCGGCGATGCAGACGCGCGCCGGTCCGCCGGCGCGGCCGCGCCAGGCCTGTCGGCGGCGACGGGCAGCTCGCCGATCGCCAGTGCGCCGACGCTCACCCGATCAGCCCGTGCGCGTGGAGCGCCGCGATGATGCTGGTGATCGCCGTCCGAGCCTGCGTGTCGATCGTCGTTCCGCCGCTCGGGCCGGCGATCGCCGCTTGCCGCGGACCGACGACCTGGTTGACCCCGATCATCAGCCCCGCGCTGTTCAGCTGGAAAATGCCGGGGATCGACAGCTCGGCCGACGCCGTCGCGAAGTCGAACGTGATGAATTTCGCTTCGCCGTCGCGAATGGCGGAGTTACCCGTGTTGTTGCCGTAGTTCAGCAGCCACATCGTGTCGAAGTGGCTGCAGCCAGTGATCGACGACGTTCCGCCCCCGCCCGAAAATACGGCGGTGCCGTCGACTGATAGCTGGCCTGGGGAGTTCTGGCCGTGGATCGCCGAGTTGCCCGCTGTCGCGGTATAGGAGCCGCCGTGGACAGACGCGTAGCAGGCACCGACCGAAGCGCCGCCGGGCGTTACGCTGTCGAGCACGATATTGTGGCTCGCCGCCCCCTCGAACTCCCCGCCGATGATGTTGAGCGAGAGGACGCCTGCGGCCCGGATGTGGTTGAGGCAGCTGTTGTAATTGTTCTGCTCGAACGCGTGCGTGACGCCGCCGTCGTCGCGGATGCCGAACGTCGTCACACCCTCGTTGATCTGGCAGTGGCCGACGGAGATGCGGTTCGTGTAGCCGGAAGCCGCGCCGGGCGTCAGGTCGCCGCCGTTGACAAGCCACACGCCGGCGCCTCCGGCATTCTGCCCGCTGAACTCGCAATGGTCGATGTCCACGCACTCGGACTGGTCGAGCACCACGCCGTACTTGAAGCCGCTGAAGCCGACTTTCTGCGCCGAGATTTCGGTGCCGCCGGTGTCGTAATAAGCGGCGCCGACGTTCGCCGGATTGGCGTTCCTGATCGTGAGATCGCGAAGCTCGAAATAAATGGGCGTCGAGCCGTTGATCGGAGACGCCGTTCGGATGCCCGAGCCATTGGCGAGCGACTCGCCCGCATTCGCTCCGCCGCCGCCGGCGTGCGTCGAAACGATGTAGGATGCCGCGAAGCCCGCGCCCATCAGCCGGACGTTCGGGTGCCCGGTCAGCGGCCCGGTGGCCTTGTAGAAGCCTTCCGGGATGTAGACCGTGCCCCCGCCCCTGGCGTTGACATGATCGAGCGCAGCCTGGATCGCCGCCGTGTCGTCGGTTCCGGTCGAAGCGTTGAAGTCGCTGTCGCCCTTGGCGCCGAACGCCTTCACGTTGACCGGGCTCGATCGCGCAATCTCGAGGTTCGCCAGCCACTCGGCCGCCGCGACCAGCGCGATCGACTTCGTTCCCGCCGAGAAGTTCGTCTTCGTGCCGCTCACCGGATCGCGCGCGATCACGCCGCCGGCGAGCAGCGTCCCGCGTCCCACCTCGCGCTCCGACGGCT